TCCTTTCTGGATCTGCAGACCCTTGCGCAGCATCTCAATGGCCTCTGACTTTGAGCCGTAATGCAGCGTGTCGAGCGCCCAAGCCACCCAGCTTGCAGCTTGCGGTGCAAGCAGCTCCGGCTTTGGCTGTGGCGCGGCTTTTGGCTGCGGCGCCGGTTGAGCGGCGCGAGTGTTTGAGTTGAGCCAGTCGAGCAAGTCTTGCTTGCTGGTGGGCACATCGACCTCGCGCCAGTCGCGGGGTGCCGCGCGGCGTGCGTCTGCTTGTGTGCCGTACCACTGGCCTTTGCTGTCTTGGTAAAGTCTCATAGCGTGTTCTCCTTTTGCTGCTATATTACTAATATGGGGTTACCAAGGCGTTATTTCAAGGGTACTAGAAAAATAATTTTAACTTTTTTTCAGAAAAAAGGGGTTACCGGTAAGTTTTTTTCCGGTAAAAAGGGGGTGCATCGGGTTTTTGCGAGATTTTCCCTGATGCTTCTCCGGCGTCAGGGGTTTTGACCCATCCTCTGGCGCTACGGTAACCCCGCGGCGCGTTCTCCCATCGGCCGCGGGGTTTATTTTACCTTAAAATGCTGTATTATGGGGCCACCTGATATTGGAGGATTGATATGCCAAAAGTTGGTGGGAAAAAATACCCGTACACTAAAGCCGGTAAAGCTGCGGCAAAGAAAGCCGCAAAAAAGGTTAAGAAGTAATGGCAAAAAAGGGTTTGTGGGAACACATCCACGCCAAACGGAAACGCATTGCTGCGGGCTCGGGAGAGCGCATGAGGAAAGCCGGCTCCAAGGGCGCCCCGACAGCTAAAGCGCTTAAAGCGTCGAAGAAAAAGAAATAATGGCGGCAAAGAAAAAAGACCCGCGGCTTGAGCGCGCTGGCGTTTCTGGCTTCAACAAGCCCAAGCGCACGCCCAATCACCCTAAGAAGTCCCACGTCGTTGTGGCGAAGGAGGGTGACAAGATCAAGACGATCCGCTTTGGCGAGCAGGGCGCGAAAACTGCGGGTAAACCCAAGGCGGGCGAAAGTGAAAAGATGAAAAAGAAGCGCGCGTCTTTCAAAGCGCGTCACGGCAAAAATATAGCCAAGGGCAAAATGTCTGCGGCGTATTGGGCAAATAAGGAAAAGTGGTAATGGGGTTTTAATGGCTATGACGTTTAGCGGGCTCCTAGACGCCCTGATAGATCACGAAAGCAAGGGCGACCCAGCGGCCGTTTCCAAGAGAGGCGCCGTCGGCCTGACGCAAGTGCGCCCCGAGTATGCCCACGACCTTGGCTACGACACACCAAGCGTGTTCGATGTGGCTCGTAAATACGGCTATGACACCGGAGACGAAACCGTCGAGGACGCCGCCCAGCTTCTCAAGGTGCCCGAAGTCTCCATCGAGATTGGCGGAGAATATCTGCGCAACCTGATTAAAAAATACGACGGCGACCTGAACGCGGCGCTGACGGCGTACAATTTGGGGCCGACATCTTACAACGAATTTGTTGCTTCCGGCGGCGATCGGTCCCGCCTCGGTGAGCAGGCGCGCAATTACCCGTCTAATGTCGCGGCGGAGTATCTGGAGGCGACCGGAGAGCAAATGCCGATGACAATCAAGCTGGACCCGAGGCTGCGGCCGCGAGCGCGGCCTGAAGGGGTCCAGATTAACAGAGAGACGTCGCCGCGCCCACGGGCCAGACCGGCCGGACTGCTTGGAGCAATGAGATGAGTAAGAAAAACGCCGCCCAGAACCTTCTGCTTGAAGTGATGGGGTTTGCGGGGCAAAGATACCCGCGAGTAATGCCGCCGGTTTTGCAGCAAGATCCAAAAAAACCGGTAAAAGGCGGGCTCTTGGGTCCGGCGGAGCCTTTTTTGGCCAAGCAGCAATCTGATGAAGCCGTAAAACTTTTAAAGGCCCGACGCAATGTCCAGAAGCGCATAGACGCCGGAGATTATGACCCATATTTCGACGTCTCTAAAAGGACAGACGTTGACCCCTCAAACTACCCCGATGCGGCTGCGCCCAACCAGACGCTGGCGATAATGCCTAAGAAGCAGGAAACTATAGACAAATATACAAAGCAGCTTGCATCTCCTGACGTAGAGCGCAGGCTTGAGGAGGCGTTTAAAAAGGGGCTGGATATACCAGACAGCGATCGCTGGTACTTTATGGGGCAGCTTGAAGAAGAGTTCATCAAGGAATACGGCCCACAGGCCGGCAGGCAAATGTTTGCCCGCATGTTTGCTGACCCGATGGCGGCGACCACTGGAGGCGCAGACCCCGCGTCAAATTTAGTCACCTCTGCCTACGGTAATTATGCTTTGAGGGCGGCAGGAAAGATGCCGGAGAAAGGGTATGACATGCCGTCTCCGGTTGGCGGCCGGTTTATCGGAGGTAACGCTGCTCAATTTAACAAAATGATAGCTGGAGGGCAGGGCGTAACACCTGATAACCCGAAGCGGTTTAACTTTTCGACAAATTTCCAAGGCGCCCGAGACAGGGCGACAATGGATGAGCAAATGTCCAAAGTCGGTTTTGGCTTAAACTTACCGCCGGCCGGCACCTACGGTCTGGCCGAGCTGCCCGTCCATAGTCTGGCCGCCAAATATGGCACCGACCCCCGAAATGTTCAGGAGGTCATCTGGCACGGCGGCACCGGCAAATCCGGAAAGCCAATGATCCAATTTGTCAACGAAGCCATAGAGCGCACGCGCGCTTTAACTGGCGAGAACCCCGCGGATGTTGTCCGCAAGGCGCTTGTCCGAGCTGAGATGCCTCTTTATTCGGTCGGCGCTGGCGCGGCGGGCTTGGCAGCGGCGAACGCGCAGAGGGACAAGAAAGTCCCTGCGGCCGATATTTTGAACTACTTGAGAAGCCAAGGGGGAACCTGATGGCCGAGTTCACGATAGCAGCTCAGCACATAGTCGACCCCGTGAGCGGTATTCGTTACCGATCAACCGGCGACGGCTGGGAGGAGGTCGCCACGCCCCAGCTATCCGCAGCGCCGCCACCCTCTTTTGCAGAATTGGCGCGCCGAGCGGTTCAAAGGCCAGCGCGCGCTGTAGGGATGTCGAACTACGCCGCCAGAGATTTTTCTGAGCGCCTGATCGGGCGCCCGATGCCCCGAAGAGACGCGGATGGGCTGACGCGATTTATGGAGGGACTGGGCCTTGTGTCTATGTCGCCGCTCAGCCCCGCCTTGCCGGCCGGTGAAGCGGCGCTGCAGTCTTCTCGGGGGAACAGGGGCGCGGCAGTCAGTAACGCCGCTCTAGCGGCCTTAGAGGCTGCCCTGATAGGAAAGGGCTTGAGGCACTCGTATCGGTCTGCGCGTCAGGCGGATGATTTTTAGAAACACACAATGACAGGCACTCAGAGGTAAGCATGGAAAAAGATGTAAGCTATATGGCGGATGAGCTTGAGCAGCTTGTTAACCCAGACGTGATGGACGAAACCGAGCTGCAAAGCATTATCGGTAAGGAAATTGATGACGCGGTCGATTACATCGACAACACCATATCTCCGGCGCGGGCCAAGGCGACCGAGTATTATCGTGGCCAGAAGTTTGGCGACGAAGAGGAGGGGCGCAGCCAAGTCGTGTCAATGGACGTGCGCGATACGGTGCAGGCAATTTTGCCGTCTTTGATGCGTATTTTCCACGGCTCCGATCGAACCGTGGAATATTCCCCGATGTCCGAGGAGGACGTTGCCGCCGCTGAGCAGGCCACAGATTATGCAAATTTCATCATCAACAAGGATAACGAGGGTTTTCTTTCGACATATTCTGCGTTTAAGGACGCGCTGATCCGCAAGGTCGGCGTTCTCAAGTGCTGGTGGGACGACCAGACACGCATTGAGGCGTACAATTACAGCGGGCTAGACGACGCGGCTTTGGCTGCGTTGGCGGCAAACCCTGATGCAGATATAATTATTCAGTCATCCGAGCCTATGGGCGAGCCGATGCAAGATCCGGTCACTGGCGAAATGATGCCTGTCCCAATGGTGCACGACGTTCGCGTTGAATATATCAAGCCAGACGGCCGTGTGAAGCTGGAGGCCGTGCCGCCGGAGGAGTTCCTGATTTCGCGCGAGGCCAAATCTGTCTCCGAGGCTGAATATGTTGGCCACCGCCGCATCGTGACCGTATCCGAGCTGATTAGCATGGGGTACTCAGAGGAAGAGGTTGAGGGGCTTGCAAGCGCGCACGATGACATGAATACAAACATGGAGCGTCGGACGCGCAACCCATCTCTGACAAATGAGATGAACTCGCGTGATGACGCCGCAATGCGTAAGGTCATGTACGTCGAGAATTACATCCGCGTCGATTACGATGGTGACGGCGTGGCAGAGCTGCGCAAGGTGTGCACCGCCGGAGACGGCAACAAGATCCTGATGAACGAGCCGTGCACTATGGCGCCGTTCGCGACGTTCTGCCCTGACCCCGAGCCGCACGATATGTTTGGCATGTCGGCTGCGGACGTGGTTATGGATATCCAGCGGATCAAGTCGGTCATCATGCGCAACACTCTCGACAGTTTGGCGATGTCGATCCACCCGCGGGTCGCTGTGGTCGAGGGTATGGTAAACATCGAAGATGTAATGAACACCGAGGTCGGATCGATAATCCGCCAGCGCGCAGCCGGTCAGGTCCAGCCCCTGAGTATGCCGTTTGTTGGCCAGCAAGCCTTTCCCGTCCTGCAATATATGGATCAGGTTAAAGAGGCCCGCACGGGCATCTCTAAGGCGTCCTCGGGGCTCGATGCCAATGCGCTACAGTCGAGCACCGCAACAGCGGTTGCGGCTACTGTAAACGCCGCTCAGCAACACATAGAGCTGATTGCCCGCATCTTCGCCGAGACTGGGATGAAGCAGCTCTATAAACTTGTTCTCCACCTAATCACGACGCATCAGGATGCGCCGCGGATGATCCGGCTGCGGAATGAGTTTGTCCCTATCGACCCAGCCGCGTGGAACGCCAACATGGATGTCAACATCAACGTGGCTTTGGGGCGTGGTAGTGACACCGAGCGCATGATGATGCTGCGCCAGATAGGCGAAATGCAGAAAGAAGCGATGACGACAATGGGCGCCCAGAACCCGCTTACAGACATCAGCAAGCTATCAAACACATTGAAAGCTATGACCGAGTTAGCGGGCTTCAAGGACACGTCGATGTTCTGGGGTGAGCCGAGCGAGTTTGTGCCGCCGCCGAAAGATGACAAGCCAGACATCAACGAGATGCTCATTCAAGTTCAAATTCAGCAAATTCAAGCGGACATCCAGAAAAAAGCTGCGGAGTTGCAGCTTGAGCGCGAGAAGATGATGATGGATGACGATCGTAAGCGCGACGAGCTGGACGCGGAGCTGTTTGTTAAAGCTGAAGAGATGAAAGCAAAATACGGCACTGCACTTAACGTCGAGAAGATCCGCGCGGATATGGCAATTAACCGCGAGGTTCTGAAAGCGCAAGGTGACGTCATCAAGGGTGCGGTGAATGAAGACTAAGCAACAAATCATCGACGATGGAAGATCCGCAGAGCGGCTTCTTGAGGACACAGATTTGTCGAGATTTCTCGAAGAGATCGAGAAAGAATGTTGGGGCGACTTTAAAATGTCCGACCCTGACGATAGCAGTGGTCGTGAGGCTACTTATATGAAACTGCGGGGGATCGAACTTGTTCGGCAATCCCTTCGCGCAATGAAGGATAATGCCTCGATTGCAATAAAAGCAAAATAAAGGCATAATAGGATATTAGAGATGGCAGAACCCAACACTCCCGAAAAGGGAATTGGCCTGACTGAGGCTCAAAATGCAATCAGCGCTATGTTCGCACCCGAAGAGGATACTGCGGAGGCCGTTGATGCGCTACAGACCGAAACCGAAGAGGTAGAGGTCGAAATGGCTGAAGAGGAGGCGGGTGACCAGCCCGAAGAAACAGAGGCCGAACTCGAAGAGGAAGATGGATTTGAAGAGGAAGAAGACCAATCCTTTGACTTACTGACCGCCACGGTGGAAGTAGACGGAGAAGAGATGACGGTTGACGACCTTCGGAAAGGACATCTGAGGCATCGGGATTATACTCGCAAAACTCAAGAGGTCGCCGAGCAGCGCAGAGCGTTGACCGAGGCGGGCGAAGAGTTGCAGCGAGAGCGTGAGCAGTATTCTCAACTCTTGCCCGCTTTGCGGCAGCAAATTGAGAACAACCAGCAACCGGAACCAGACTGGGACACTCTGTACGATACAGACCCCACAATGGCAGCGAAGGCCGAGCGCCAGTGGAAAAAGCAGCAAGAGGACCGTCAGGTTCGGCTGCAAGCCATTAGCGCAGAGCAAGCCCGTTTAAACGAAGCCAAGCAGGCGCAGATGCAATCATTGCAGCAGCGCTATATTGAAGAGCAAAGAGGCATCTTGCCCGAGGTCATTCCCGAGTGGCGCGATACTAAAGTCGCGGCAAAGGAGGCCGAAGAGGTGCACGGCTATTTGGTCAAGCAAGGTTTCACTGATGAAGACATCAGCGGGCTGGTCAACGCGACTATGGTGAAATTAGCGAGGAACGCGATGCTTTATGAGAAAGGTGTCAGCGCCGCAGACGGGGCAAAGAAGAAGCCCAAGAAGCCGCGCGCCAAAACTTTAAAAGCTGGCTCTCGTTCGTCGGTTCCGCGACCTAAAAGTGCCGCGCAGCAAGCGCAACAGCGCCTACAGCAAACTGGCCGCGTCAAGCACGCCGCGGCTGCAATTAGTGAAATCCTAAACAAGGGGTAAAATAATGGCACAAGTGGCTAACACCTTTTCCTCGTTCAACAGCGTTGGCATACGCGAGGAATTATCAAACGTAATCCAGAACATCAGCCCTGAAACCACACCGTTTCAAAGCAACGTGGGCTCAGAAAGCGTAAACAACACGTTTTTCGAGTGGCAGCTTGACACGCT